CAAACTGGTGTATTCCTTGTAATCTTCCCACGATACACCTTTTTTCCCTAACTTTTCCTCAAAATCTTTTGGCTGAACTTTTTCCCATTCTCCCGAAAATCCCCGTTTAAACAAACCACTATCCGCGATTTTTGACTTAAACAAGTCTTTATTTTTCTTCGCATTTGCAAGCGCAGTTTGAATTTCATCATAGTTCATTTGTGATGGATTTCTGTATGTATTACCAGATGAAGTCCGAAATAACTGGTTTGTCTTTTCCGCATTATTATTGCGAACATTACTTCCATTTGTGCTCTGCTGTTCTCTCTGCTTTCTTCTCTGCTGTTCCTGTTTTTCCCTTTGTTCCCGTCTCGGAATTTCCGACAGCATATTATTTTCTGCCTTTGCTGCATTGCGAATCAGCGTATTGGTTCTCTTATACTTTTCGCTGTTCTTTTGCGTTCTTTCTTTAATTTCTACTGCTTTCTCTGCCAATCGACGATAGCGGGATTCTGACTGATTCGTATAGTCGGTATCCGAATACTTTTTATCCTCACCATAATAAGAATCAGCCTTTGCTCTGGTCTCACTGGCTATTTTTTGTCCCTGCATATCTCTTTCATACAACTTGTCCTGGCTCTCAAAATAATTTGAAATAATACTTCCGGAACCGGATGCATGAGTATTCTGTTTTTTTTTCTTATTTGCCATAATATATATTCTCCTTACTTTTTCTTTTTGCTTTTCTTTGAGGACTGTTTCTTTTTGTTTTTATTCACCTGTTTTTCCAAATAGTCATTGTAAGAGCCTACTGTCTGTAACTCCCTGCTGCTAGGCAGATTTCGCATAAAATCAACATAGGATAATGTAGTCTTCGCATCTGCTCCGGCCGCCACTGCACTGTCATAGGTTGGATATTTGCTTAACCCTCTCGTAGTAGTTCCATCAGAGGTTATATATGTCGGTAAATCTTTTGCTGTATATCCCAATAAAACACTCCATACATAATTGCTTTGATCAGCAGATAACACGCCACTCTTTTCCATATTGTTCAAATATTCTGCGATACCCTGCGTGTCATTGTTCTTAGCCAATTCCTTAACCTTCGACTTAATATCCGTTGGAATCTTAATCCCACCGGTTGAAGATGCCCCTTTGCCCGACGCACTTCGTTTACTAGCGGATGCAGCAGCGGCCTTAGCTTTTTTTGATAACTGGTAATCCTTATTCTGCCAGTAATTGGATGCGTTCTGCTGCTGTCTCCACTGGCTGTTGCCATTTTGCTGTTCATACTTCCACTGCTGATTACATACATTCGCAGTATAGTTGTTAAAATCGTTATTATATGCCGCATCATATCGATTCGCATAATAGTTTCTGTCATCCTGCCAATCGCCAACCTTGTCCCGATACTTCGCATAATCACTTTCGTCAAGTCCCTGATACATGGACAAGTCGGATCTCTGATTATCCAAATCCGTCTGATAACGGTTGTACGCTGCCTCGTACAAACTAGGAATTATATTATTCAAGGCTGACATGTTTTCCTGATACGCAAGGTTGCCGGCCGTAGCCGCATAAGAGTTTCCATATCCTCCGGACAACGCGGCCGCCTGCGCCGTTGCATTCTGCATCCCTAACTGTGCCTGCCTCTGATACTGGTCCTTATAATTCTGATACAAAGCATCCTTTGTATAGTCATAGGAAAAACCTTTGCGATTTGCAATCGCATCCGCCAATCCGGTTATCTGTGTTCCATACTTACTGGTATAAGCTGCCGGCCTTGCCTTCTCCGTCTTTTGCAACGTACTCTTTGCGGCGTTTACTGCTTTCGATGGCGTATAAGACTTTATTGTCGGTGTCTTCACAGTTGTTGCTTTGGTGATTGTTATTTTACTGCTACTGCTCTTCTTTTTCGCCATAATCCTCATCCTCCTCTTCTATGATGGGTTCCTCTACCACCGGTTCCGAACCCCATATTGCAAACACAGCATTTACCACATTTTCTGTCTGCTCCTTCAACAATTCTTCTCTTCCGGATACGGAATTGAGATAGGTTCGTCTATGATTCTCTCCAACCTGAGATTTCACTTCTCCATCAATTAGTACCTTTCTTGTTAAGATGCTCACACTCTCTGTCGACAACATATCTACCGTTTTTTCTTCGTTAATTTCCATTTCAATTCCTCCTCGTTAAACCTTTCTATACCAACCGTATACATACCAATCGCTATATGTTTTTCCGGACGCGTATGCCCCATTCTGGACATAATATGAACCACTGCCGCTAATTAGATTAAATGGTGAATTAGTTCCATTGCCACTCGACACAATTCCAATCGGATAGACATTTGATGGACGACTATGGTCAGGTTCATATGGCAGTCCGCTTATATGATGACAAGCATAACTACTTGTTGTTAATATCATTGCCTCTATAAATACAATGTCTCCCAGTCTATAATAATTTCCCGTAGCCGCTGCAATTGACGTTTTAATCTCATTACTTGCTGTATTAAACAGTCTAGGAGTCCATGTTCCTTTTTCGTATTTTGCTGTGTATTTTGTATAATTACTTGAATCCAGCAGCGTCTTCCATGTGTCCCAAGTTCCACTTGACATGGCTCTATGCTGCAATATTCCATTATTAAGCATGGCCAGTTGTGAATCCCAACCACTCGTATTATCCCAATTCATTTGCAGTATCTTTGCATCACCCCCGGGCTTTCCCGTTGTCATCTTAGAACTGGCAACAAATGCTTCTACTGCTCCCATCCTATCGGATGTACTCGATTTATCTGCAGATGCCGGACGCGTTGCAATATAATTAAGCAATGTGCTTATTCCTGCCGGCCCCATTGGTCCTTGCGCCCCAGTATCTCCTTTTGGTCCCTGAACACCTTGAATCCCTTGTGGTCCAGTTTCTCCCTGTGGTCCTTGTGGCCCTTCCGGTCCCGTTGCTCCGGTGTCTCCTTTGGGTCCTTGTGGTCCCGTTGCTCCGGTATCTCCTTTAAGGCCTTGTGGTCCCTGTGCTCCGGTGTCCCCCTTCGCACCAGTATCACCCTTTTCCCCTTGTTCTCCCTGCGGTCCCGTTGCTCCAGTATCTCCTTTAGGTCCTTGCGCCCCGGTATCTCCTTTCTCTCCTTTAAGACCTTGCGGCCCCTTAAAATTTCCAATCAAAAATTTTGCCATTGTATCACTTCCTATCTATTCATCCGGTAATATTAAATAAATGTCTCCAGTAGAATCTATTTCAAATTGAGGCGGTGTCTCATCATCTGTAGTAACCGCATATAGGTTTCCGTCAGCGTCTCCCATCAGATAAAAGAATCCATTAATTGGATTGATTACACCACTGTCACCTCTCTCGCCTTTATCTCCTTTATCTCCTTTTGGACCTTGAATTCCTTGTGGACCCTCTGGTCCGATTTCACCAGTTGCACCTCTCGGTCCTTGTAAACCTTGTGGTCCGGTTTCTCCGGGTACCCCCTGCAATCCTTGTACCCCGGTTTCTCCAGTATCTCCTTTGTCTCCTTTTACTCCCTGTTCCCCTTTTGGACCAGGCAGCCCTTGTGTCCCCTGTGGTCCACGCACTCCCTGAATTCCCTTTTCACCTTGCACACCTTGAATTCCTTGTGGACCTTCTGGTCCAATTTTTCCTTCCGGTCCAGTCAGCCCCTGCACACCCTGCGGTCCGCAATCACCTTTCTCTCCCTTTTCTCCTTGCACACCGTCTTTTCCTGCATCGCCTTTCTCTCCCTTTTCTCCATCTGCGCCTTTGTCACCTTTGTCACCCTTCTCTCCCTTATCACCCTTCTCTCCTTTTTCTCCCCGTAATCCGCCGCTCTCTAACTGTTGCTTTAACTTGTCTGCAATCTCTTTTGCTTCCTTTGCCATCTTTACAGTTTCCTGCACTTGACTAAATTTCTTTTCTGTCTCAGAAGTCATATTATCCAGTTCAAGATTATTTAAGATATAACTTAAATTATCTATCAGACGTATTATCCATGAATTCAACTTCTGAATATTTTTTCCATCCATACCATCTAATTGGATAGGGTCAAATTGCAACGTGGCCATTAATATCCCCCCTGTTCCAAAACTTTGGAAATGCTGTAAACCCTTGCATCCCCTTTCCCTCTTAACCGGATTCTCATATGATCACATCGAATCGGAAATATGGGTATTTCAAAACTCCGCATTGTTACAAAAGATGGAGTATCTCTCCTACTTTGTTCATATTTAGACTCCATATGTGCAGCCTCCTCCCATACTCCACAGGAATCATACATTACATCTACATCTAATTCTGAATCTAACGGCAAAGACAACCTCAAACATATTTTTGATATATACTTGTTATTGGGATAGCTTATCCCTATCAAGCCGGTTTCCGCACTCCACTCAAGTATTGTTTCCAGTCCTTCCTCTGTCGTGTAATCCCTTGATGTAATCTCCATTACTTTTCTATCATTCATATAAAGCAAAGCCCCATCCAGGTTTACGAATTTATCCATACTGCATAAAGATGTCTCATCCTCTTTGTGCCACATTCCTTTGCTCGAATCATACACAAGTGTCTCGTAACGAGTCGTGCGTATATTTTTCCCGTGCATATAGTATTTTGCCCCCAGTGCACCTGCCCTTACCTTTTCGTAGCGTTCTCCACCTAATGCTGCACTAATTGATACCGGAGTACTTCCGTCATACGCACACACATCCTCGCGTGATTTGTAATACAATATTTCATTCACAAGCACCAGACTTTCCGAACATCCCTTTTGCACACCACGGCATCGCTGCGTATTAATCTGATAATTTGCCGGATAAGAACCGTATACCTTATGAATACAATCCTCTTTGAAAAACAAAACTTGTCCGCCGTATGCTGTACATCCGGTAAATTCTCCATCACTGCCGACCGTTGCCGCATATGAATCTGCCGCAGTACCCAGATAAGAATACCAATTTGTCATATCTCCCTGCTTACAGCAGTAAATTTCATGTTTCTCCGAAGAACACCCCCATATACGGTTGTCACTTTCACACACATAATCCATATCCGGAACACTACGTTTCAATGTAATTACTCCAGTTTGTGTTGTATTATTGGTAAGCAGAGCCGTTACAATGATGAAATCATCCTTTTTATCCCAGATTGCCATATCCTGATTAAACGTATCAGCAATGCTTCCCGTCACACCATCAATCTTCACTACGTCATATTTTTCAAACGGCTTTCCTATGCCGGTGTTTGATATTTTAGTATAGCTTGTAGCCACTGCCGTCCACTGGTTTTCAGATTCACTCCACAACTTCAATGCATTTGGTGTTGTCCCCGTATCCATCCAGTAAATGGCACCATTAGAGCATGTAGTTATCTTTGTCCAGGTAGTCGTATACTTTTTAATCACATGCGGTGTCGATGATGTATCCAGCCACAAATCATCTGCCTTCGGTGATTGAGGTGACGCTGCTCCGATAGACGGTGCCTTTGTAATAGGGGTAATATCTGCCCCATCCAGCGTACACGTGGAAAATGTTACCGTTCCTGCCGTTGCCTTTGATGCCTCCATATCTTTCAGCGTCTTGTCATTTGTATTAAATATCTTTTTGTCCGGCCAAATAGCCACATACGCCCCCATACCACACATTACTTTAGTGCTTTTCGCAAGCTGACCAATAATCTGCCAATCGTTCATTTCTTTGTCTGTATATACTAAGTTGCCATCCTCCACAAGCAAAATTCCGTTTTTCGCATACATTCCATAGATTTCTCCGGTACGAAACAGCATTCTTCTCTTTCTTCTGGGTGCCAGTGCCGGGTAATAATCGGATGTCATGTTCTTCTCCATATAAAATTCATTTTCCCCACAATTCATGGTATGGTTGTACCCGCCAAAAGCAGATATCATATCCCTTGTTGTTTCCATTTCTGTAGCTGGTGTTATTGTCAAGGTTACACCCCCGTTCTTTTTGGCTGCATTGGCATATGATTTCGAATATACCAGTTCTTAAAATCCTGATACCCATTACTGAATACCGCAATCTGGTTATTGTACATTCCCATATCACGATTATAAAAATCGATTTGAGCCATCAAATAATCAACATACACTTTCGCATAGGTATCCGGTATTAATAGGTCTTCATTCATATGTTCTTCATCATATCCATCAAATACAACGTCCACATTTTCTTCATACCTGCTAATTACCTCATCATAAACTTGTCCATCAAGTATCGATAACCATTCAATTTTTTCCATGTCCGAAAATCGGTTTGGTCTTAATCGGTCTGCTTTTTCAATTGCTTCCTGCACTCTCAACTTTCTCACCTCAACCTAAAAAAAGCGGGGAAGGTCACTGCTTCCCCGCAACTTTCCTCTTATCAGGGGAACTAATTGCTTTCATTTTTTGCTACTAACTCAGAAATCTTTGTTTCTGTTTCCTCGTCTGCTTTTTCAGAATTACGCAATACCTCAGCCACATAATATGGCACCTCAACTTCCACTCCGCGCTGAATGCGGAATGTAGTTCCGTTTACAACTACGGTAACGTCTTCCGAATATTTATCCTTGTCTTTAAACAATTTAATCTTAACCAAACGCGTAATATCGTCCTTTTTTGCTGTTGCCATGATTCTTCCTCCTTTTTCAAATGGGTTCCCCTCAAAAAGAGAACCCATCCTCTTAGTTTGCTGTTACTGTGCCGGCTTTAAAACCACACGACTCAATACGAATCATGTACTGTTCCACCAGACGCTCTGCCGTCTTAATAGCTTTCCAGCCAACCGTTGAACGCTGATTCAACGGGTCTTCTCCCGAACCCAGCTGTTTGACAATATGCTGTAATCCGCCACCTTCTACTTCGGTTACACCGTAGGCGTGTGCTGCAATTACCATTGTGCAGTAAACCGCCAAACCTTCCGGACAGGTTTCGTCTTTCAGAATTTTGGCTTCTGAATTTTCTACGAAGCGGATATTGCCAATGCGTCCGATTTCGCCCTTCCACATCTTATCCGGTGTCGTGTACTTATTCCATTCCTCAAATCCCTTTGATGTTTTCACATCATAAGCAGCGTTCGGATGAATAACACATACAAAGGCATCCTCTATTGTTTCCGCGTTTACACTTCCAAGATAGGCTGCTGCCTGCAAAAAGATATCTACATTCAATTTGCAGGTTCCATCCAATGTCTTTCTTGTAAGGACCTCTGTGCCGTCCGATTTAGGTGCATACATTACATTGGTGCCACCGCTAATTACATCACGCGTAATGGTATCTAATGTACGTCCAGCCTGCGAACCACTTAACTTTGTAGCCTGCACCACATTGTTATCAATTGCTGTGAGTTCCAGCACATCCGTAAGAGTGATATAATCACCGTACTGCTGTACCTCGGATTTAACCGTGGTCACCTTCATCTTACTACCATCCGGTGTCACGCCTTCCTGCAAAGGTTTCGTGTTCTTCGGTAACGAATCATACTTTCTAAATTCGATTACCTTACCACCGTTTTTCGGAATTGGATATTTATCACCAAACTGGTCAAACACCAATTTTGGCTCTGCCATCGTAATCAGAGATTTTTCATAAAACTCTTTCATCTCGGCAGTCATTCCCGAGTCGCCTGTTGTATTTGGATTTAAATTCCCTGCAAACATCTGTAAAGACATTCGTTTTGCCAATTTTCTTGCTTTGTTCATTTTACTTACCTCCATTCTGCACATCGGTCAGAATGTAATTTTCTCACCGCGTGCGGCTCTTTTTGATAACTCATCGATATCTTTTGCTGTCAACTTGCTTATGTCAATTTTCTGCTCTACGGGCTTTGAAGAAGTATTTGTTCCATTCTCAGCCGGACGCAAGCCTTTCGCGCGAATACCATCCGTCACGCGCTCCGCTGTTTTAGCTGATGCCATCTGCATAGCTCCTCGCATGATTTCATCGTGATGCGCAACTTCGTACGCCGTTCTTACATCAATGCCATTCTGCAGCAACTGTAGGAAGTCTTTATTCTCAACCTCCTCATCAAAGCTAAAATTCGGATAAATTTCCTTTAATGCGTCTGCCTCTGACATCCACTTGCTATACGTTTCATCTGCCTGACGAATTCTCTGCGTTTCCTCAGCCGCTCGTCTGAATTCTTCATTCTGCTTTTCCAAACGATAGAATTCACGATACTGTTCCGTGGACATTCCCTTTGCCATGGCACGCTCTTCGAACATGGAATCATCCTCTTCCAATGCCCTTAACATGTCATCCGCATCTGCGGTCTTGTCCAATCCATAGCGCTGTGCCACAAAATCAAGGACTTTCTGCGATGATGATAACCGCTCTTCCATTTCCTTGGTCTGCTTAAATCTGTCGTTAATCACCTTCTGAACACTCTGGTTATATTCATCTTTGAACTCCCCTTTAATCATGTTCTTCCACTTGGTTCCTCTGTCCTCTGTACTTTCCTCACCGGTGTCTGTCTGTACCTGGACAGTCTGCTGGTCGTTCTGACCCTCTAAGCCAGTCTCAACTTCTGCGCCTCCTGCTTCTCCTGCGCCCTCTGCAAACAACTGCAAATAAATTTTGTTTTTCATAGGTTTCATTCCTCCATCGTCTTTCCGAAGTGTCGCTATCATCGTCTTTCCGAAGTGTCGTTTCCATCGTCTTTCCGAAGTGCCAGTGTTTTTCACATCACTACCATATCACGGTTTAAATTTCGTTTACCCCCAAACTCCCATGGTTTTTGAAATTAAAATTTTTATGTACTCCGGATACTGTTCCTCCAGAGCAAGCAAAGCATCTACAACCATACCAAACACAATGTTCGCTCGTAACTTACTTCTGTACGCCGTATGAATCATAGCAAGTCCGCTCTTGACTTCCACCTGCTGCCCCGGATACATTTCTTCATGGTTTTCAATTTCGTTTGCCAGCATACCAACAATTACGGATACTGCAGCACATACAATATCCTTTCCATGTTCCGCGTATCCTGCATGTCCCACTACATTCAATTCAAATTTTTCTTTTGACCACTCAATTTGTATATTTAACATACTAATACTCCTATACACTCGCCATACTGCTTGCCTGCTCTTTTGCTCCATCCAAACGCTCACTCTTTGTCATGGCTCCACCTAAGGAATCATTTTTCATTGTCTGTTTAGAATCCTGCCCCGGAGGATTTGGGTCACCACCATTTACGACCTCCTGACCCTGCATTCCAGTCATCTGCATCAATTGCTGTACCTGCTGCTGCAGTTCCATCAACTGCTGGTACATGGTTCCATTATTTTGGATTTTCATAATAATTTTTTCTTTGCCCTCAAACTCCATCATATCAAGGCATGCCAGCGAGGCATCCGCATTGCCGGGAGCGAAAAAGCCTTTATCATAAAACTGGAGTGCGAGTTCATTCTGCGCCATTCGTGAGTAAGTTGATTTCTTGGCCGCCGATACAGTAACGTCAAAGATAGGCAGTCTCTCTCCTACTTCAACGCCCATCTCTTCTCCACCATCCTGCGGAATCATGCCACCATTATCAAAGGTTGCAAATTGCTGTTCTCCTTTTTCGCCCAGTATGCGAAATTTACGTGGTTCATCGTAAAACTGACGTATCAGTTCAATAACCATGTAACATTCTTCCATATATGCCCGATAGGTTCCTCGAATCATATCACGTGACAACTTACTTCCTGCCTCCTGCAAGGCGGCAATTGCCGTAGCAGCAGTAACACCACTTTGTGTACTTCCCTGCGAGAAGTCACGGTTACCTGATGTTTCTTTCAATTCGTTTATCTTTTCCTCTTTTACGTTGATACACTGTGTTGGCGGAACTACTGATTGCATTGGTTGAATATCATCCGGATTTCCGGTGTAGTGTACAACTTCCTTAGTCCAGTCGTTAAATTCATCCTCATTGATTCCTCCCGTGTCTTTTGAAAGGTATCTGGCTTTGCTTGCCTTGATAGCAGAATCCAATATTACCTGGTCTAATTTGTCAATATAAAGCTGTGGGTCTTTCATGATATCTATGTAACCAAATCCCACTGGTGTCCCCTCTTCCGGGAACATAACATCAAACACATACGGATACATCCCATGGTCATAATATCCTCTTTCTACATACTCCGGGTCATTTTCGGATGCATACAGAATCTTGTCATTTACGAATTTGCAGTAATGCAGTATATCCTTTGTTCCATTGTCTTTTTTGTAGTACCAATCTACAACATACGATTTCTCCGAAGTGTCGACATTTTCCGCGTTGATATATTTAGTTAGTACGATGTCACTTCCCGTCAAATCAATATCCGGATAACGCTGTTTTAAAATTTCGTTATCCATCAATTCCACATGGAAAAGGTTTGCAGATTCCTGAATCTTGTTAATACCCGGTTCCCAAAACAAATTCAGTATATCTATTTTGGCAATGTTAATATCACCAACGCCATTGTTCTTACGCGAATCCCATACTATCTTTTTCACACTGGCTCCCTGTTTCAGTTTGTACCACGCACAATCGTTATACGTTTCTTCGTATCGATTGTATTCAAGAACTACCGGCAGAATGGAGGTCAGTGTTTTCGCCGTCTGTTCATCGGATGACTCACGTGCCAGTACGGTAGGTTCCGGGAAGTTGTCCATCATATCCGCATGCTTGTTATTAATCGAGTTGTGCAGCCACGCAGAAACCGGCTCTGTCATTCCTTTCTTTTTTTTCTTCTCCTCCGATTCAACAATTCGCCAATGGCGTAATTTCCACCATTCTTCATTGGCTCTTATTTTTCTATCGAACCGGTCTTTCCCCTCTTTGTATTTCTTTAGTGTTTCCGCCGCTTTTCTCACATCATCCTCTGTCAGATTTGTGAGTTTTTCTTTCTCATACTGTTGCATTTCCTCTTGTGTGTTTGGTTCTCCGGCACTTCCATCCAATTCTGCCTGCGGTGTCGACTTTTCGACACTTTCAGGCATAGGTGTCCTCTGATCTTCCATCTTTTTTTCTTTCTTTTGTGCAAATAATTGTAAATTCATATTCTGCCTCCTAAATCATATAAAATTCATATCTGTTTGCATCTTCATTTGAGGTTGTCCTTTGATTCAAAGGATCATCCCCTATATGGTCACGCTCCAGCACATTTTTCCTTGGGGATATTGGATTATCCATAAGCACATACCGGCACTCATCATAAATATGGTCTTCCTGTGTAGTATCAATATCCTCCACATCGCTCTCGCTATACACAAGTGCCGGGATTGTTCGGATAAAGTGTTTACATGTATCAAATACCTGGAACATGGTATCTCCATCTTCATCAAATGCCATCCGGTAATGATACTGCATCTTTCCGGCAAGTCTTGCATTATCGCCCGGACTAAAGAGAATGTTGTTTGGGTGTTTCTCCATCATTTCTGCAATGGATTCACCACGTGAGCAATCCCATATGGACGGGTCTGCGATACCTATTATCTTTCTGCCTTTGAGGTTTGGGTCCTCATTTTCAATTTCCCTAATGTGTTTTGCCTGCTGGGTTGGGTCTAACTCCAGTCCCACATTGGGTTCACCAGTGCAACCATAATACTCGCGGATTCGATAAATCTTTCCGTTTTCATCTGCCGCATACCATCCAACGCTAAAAGGTTTGGCGAACCCATAATCATATCCACGCCATACACGCCAATAGGATGGTATTCTGAACGGCTCTATAACATGAGTCCACTTTCTGTCTTTATAGTGTTCCGGGTCATTTCTCCACTCTTTGAATACTTGTCCGGAAAAACTGTCCCACGAACCATACAATAACGCTTTACGCTCTGCCTCCGGCAGCATGGCAAGATTGTCCAAATAATAGGGGTCATTCTCTAGTAATTTTTTGTTATCAAATACCGATGATGGGATAAAGATTCTCTTTCGTTTCACCTGAATCTTTTTTCCGTCCGGATCAAGAATTGTCCGTTCTTCGGTAATCGGTGTTTCCGGCGGTGCCGCTGTAATAAACCGGTCTTTCACCCATGCATGGCCAACACCACCCGGATTGGCAGTTGCTCTCATGTATACACGTGTTCCCGGTCCGCTTGGACGGTTACGTGAAAACATATATGAGTACTCTTCCCAAGTAAAATGCGTCAGCTCATCAAAACCGATGAAATCATACGCAAGTCCCTGATAATTTAATCTGTCTTTCGTATGCTGCATGGTTCCAAAGAAGATTTTCGCTCCAGACGGAAACGTCCATTTCTTATCAGTTACATTGTATTTCGCCTGCGGTACCACCGCTTTATACAATTCGTTGGAACGCAATATCAACTCTTGAAGTTGAGGATATGTCTTACGAAAAATGATACCTTTATAGTTTGGCACCTTAATCTGTCGCATTGCTTCACACAACATAGCATCCGATTTTCCTCCTCCTGCTGCCCCGCCATACAAACATTCATACTCCGGACGACACATAAAAGCACTCTGGCGTGGCTGTGGCGACCAAACAATTTTACTCATCCTCTGCCTCCTTAACCGGAGTAAGTATCATTACACCTACACCATCCTCTTCGGTCTCAATCTTGTTCTCAACTTTTTCCCGCCACTTATCCGGTTTGCGGTTCTTCAACCAAAACACTTGTGCTCCCAGTTCCGGCGGATAATAAACTTCCTGGTCTACCATCACTACCTCTTCACGCTCACACTTACGTTTTCCGTTTTCATAGTCCACTTTTTTCACCTTAAACGGCTTTTTCTCAATCCTGGTAAAACCAACCGCTTTTTTGAACAATTCATTCTCCACTTGTGCGTCTGAAACTTCCCTCCCTTTTTTTAGGCGTTCAGAAAGTTCAGAATGTTCTTGCATGTATTTGTATAATGTTGTTTTGCTAATCCCCAGTTTTTCGGCTATTTGCGACATTACAAGACCTTCTCTTGTCCATCCCTCAATCAATTCCAAATAGGGTTCAACTTTTACGCTATATTGACTTTTTGCCATATCTGATACCCCCTTTTGGTCAGAATAACAAAATCTTTGCTATCTTTCCCCCCTAGTTCCCATACAAAAAGGCACCTGCCATTGACAGATGCCTCTCTCTTCCGTTATTTTATTTTGTAAAATCCACTAATGTACCACGAAGCTGGGGTTGTTCCAGCGTTATAATCGTTATTATACAGCTCATTTTCTGTACCACTTTCACTTATTTTATTTAACGAAGATACCTTAAAATTCTCCCCATTTACTACTGCTACCGGACATAACATGGCTGGTCTATCTGAATTCGGTGCAAATGGCAGTCCGCCTATTTTATAACAAGCATAATTACTTGATGTTATTATCATTCCCTCAATCCACACATAATCACCATGCCGGATATAAGAACCATATTGAGCTAATACTGTATAGGTTGGTGCAACTGTACTAGGTGTAACATATAGAACCGGCGTCCACGTTCCCCTCTGTTCTAATTCTTCCAATGCCGTTATACGACGATTAGTAGATAAGTCGCTCTCTATGTATTCCATATGCACTACTTCAACTACATCTTCCGCATTGCTCTCGCATATCAATACAGGCATTCCTTTTCCTGATTCAACTCTTAATATAACATCATTCTCCGCATCATCCACCGGATACAACCGCTCTACGGATACACCATAATCTTCGTTGATATCTTTCTGCACATGCCATACATAAACTTTCTGATTTGTCGTTGCATATATGGCATATTGTACTCCTTGATACGGATAACTGCTATCAATAAATGGTGCTAATGAGCTTGAACGGGTATCTCCTTTTTCTTGAATTTTGAAATAGCTGCTTTCTAAAACTTTTTCCACGCGCATGGTGCCGGCAAACTGCAATACCACTTGATTTTTCCACGTACTGCTTTGTCCTTCAAAAGCCCCCACTTTTGTATCTACCCAGCCTTGTCCGTCATAATACTGGAACAGTCCATCATGTATACGCAATCCATGTGCCCCGTCACTGGAATGTGTTTCATGCAAACAATGCTCATGCATGGTGTCATTTACAATTTCTTTGTAGTTTTCAACTGCTGCCTCGTATTCATTCACCTTAGCCACCATCTCATTCAATGTATCCTGCATTTTCTGATAAATCGAAAGATAATCCGAACCGCCTTGGCATCTTACGGATTCCTCAACTCGAACCACGCAAATATCTGTTGTTATCCTGTCTGTCTTAGCTCCCGCATAGCATCCAACAGTAAAATATTCCTGCATCATCACTTTGTATGGTACTTCACACTTACCATCTTCAATCAGAACCGGATAATTTTTTCCATTTGCCGTAAATACCGCTATTTGAATCAATCCATCCCATTCTGTTGGCAGGGAAAACTTTGCCTGCACATACTCTCTCGTATTTCCAACTAAATCCGAAATTGCTTCTGTACATTCAATATGCTGACCAGTTACTTCAAAACTTATCGTTCTCATCTTCTCAACTCCTTTTTCTTTTAAGCATATCAATCATTCCTTCTGATTTCTCCCCTAGTTCCCATAACTTTCATCCAGCATCTTACCATGTTTGCACCTTTCACAATTTTTATAGCAATGCTTTTCTTGAAAATCGAATTTGTCCTGTTCCGTCCGGAATCGTGTGCCGCATATAGTATGTTCTTCTAATCCCTCACACGTTATCATCTTTTCACTTTCCCGGATATAGTACGCACACTCTGTCCGGTATATTCCCGGACCATAGTATCCTGCCATTCACTCACTCCTGTCCTGCTGCCTTTGTGCTTTTTCTCCCTCCTGCATCAACAAGAGGGAGACTTTTTTTACCATTTACCTTGAAATGTTCTTTCCAATATTGTTTTCTGTTCCATCAAATCTTCGTCCTTATCCCAACCTCTTGGAAGTAATCCGATTAACGATGTATTGTTTCGCCATAATAGTATTTTTCCAGACTCCTCTATCCTATATGGTCCTTCAATCTCCATGTCATCTGATGTTTTCGCACTTTCATCTATCATGTTGTACAATCCTTCATTGATTGGCGTCAATTCAGAGCCATTTGTTAGAAGTCTGCTAATTACCCCAAACTTCGGTTCCTCAATAAGAAGATTCGTTTCTTCCAGATATTCGTCCGGTTCTTTTTCTGCTAAAAGAATCTTCATCTCGTCTGGTACCAACTGCTGCCGTGACTCATTTTTATGTATTCGGACATATTCATCCCGTGGCAAATCTCCAATAAGTTCAACAAGAGCCGCTTTTTCAGCATTAGGAAAAAATTGTTCTTGAATGGCCACAAACCAATAGCCCCCAACAATGTAATACACTTTTGCCTTTTCACTGTGTCCGACACTCAAATTGTCATTTTTATAGGCTTCCTTTAAAAGTTTCTTAAATATACTCGTTTTGATAAACATAATTCATAACCTCCTTTATTCATCGATATAGGTTGCCGCCATGTCGGCAAGATGCAAATATACAGCCAATTTTGACCGTTTGTATGCCGCGTTTATATCCCGGCTTCCACCTCTGACCGCATCGTCAAAGGCTCCCATGTGCCACCGGATGGCAAGTATCTCCTCATCCGTCAAGTTCATAAACCGCTGGATGATAAAGATTGATTTTTCCCCATGCCCTGCTGGGAAAGATTCCGTGTTGTGTACATACGTTCTTTTTGTCTGTTTTTCTCCAGCCTTATGCATCGTCACCGGAAAAGATTTGGTATTGTATTCGTATGCTATTTTCTCCTTTTCAAGCTGTGGCTTATACAAATCCACTTTACATACATCGTGCAGCAATCCAACAATAGCAATTGTTTCTTTTGTATATCCTTGAAGCACCTCTTTTTTCATTAAACGATTCATAACATTTACAGAGTGCTCCACCAAGCCCCCTTCATAACTTCCATGATATTTTGTGCTCGCAGGTGCCTCTAAGAACCCTTTATCAACAAGATAACCTAAGAGCTTGTCCGCTCCTCTTCTTTTGATATGTTTTTTGTATAATTTTACAAATTCATTTTTCATTTTGATTCCTCCTTGGTTGGCATTTCATCACAGCAAACTGGATGTAATTTTCTCAAAAGTGCATCATATCCGTCAATTACATATTTCGCCGAAACCTCATAGCACTTAATTCTGTACTTTGAAGCTGTTTCTTTTTCGATAAAGCAACCATTCCAATCGTACGCCTCCCTAATACCAATAAATACATCTGCCTGTGCCAGCTTTTTAAGGCTTTCTCCTAAATACCACACCGCTTGGTTATTGCTCTTTGGTGGATTATCTTCTATGTAACTGTCAATCAGTTCCAGTTCTTCTCCCTCGTAAATCTCTGCGATTTTCTTCATCTTCTGAATGCTTTCTTTGATTTCTTTTTCTGTTCTGCCTTTCATAGGCACTGATACAAATAATTTTTTCATGTTATTCATCCTTTCTTTTTTATCATCCGAATACTGATATTCCACAACACTAGCATGGCTACAGTTTTTAAGATGTTTGCAATTATGCTCTCTCATATATTCTAAATTGTTACTCATAATTACTCCTTTTCCGGCTTTTCACTTTTCTTCCTCATTTTCATAACTTTTTAAAATACATTCCGTCGCGCCGTTCAAATTCAATCACCCATACGTAAGGATTCGCATCCCAACCGTAACGGTCGAGGTCGGATTTCTTGATGGTTGAGTTCCAAAGTATCTCCCACTCTTTTAATGCAATCTCCATATCTTCGCAATGAACTGCTGCCGAAAGTAATCCTTCGTTGCGTATTCCATCAATATCAATATCTTGCAACCGCTCCGCTTTAACATTAGTAATTTTCAGAAAAATTCGTGCAGCTTCTTTCGGCATGTGGATGGACGGATGCCAAGTATCAGCTAAAGAATATTTACTGTCCTCGCATGATGCACGGTACATATAGCATCCATGTTCTTTCTTCTTAAAATCATATATCACTGGATTCTTGCATCCATCTGGAGTAGTATCCAATCCGCAATCCCAACATGGACACCATCCCCATGTTTCTCGGACATACAATACATCGCCTTTTTGGTATGGCAGTTTAAAAAACTTCTCGCCATATCTCGGATAACTAGTTTCAAATGTACCTCGGCATGATATTGCGTTCTGTGGTGTAAATGCGGTATATCCAAATTCTCCATCTGGGGGAATATATCCTTTCACAATTCGCCTTGTGCAAGTCTTTCTTCCGTTTAGAATTGCCCGAACCATTTCCGCGTTAAACAATATAGGTTTTATGCTCATTTTATTACCCCCAATCTATGATTTATAATATACAAATCAATCTTTTCGGCACATTTGTTACACACTTGATACTCTTTCTGCTTACCATTCATTTTTACGCTACCATACTGGTTAAAATCTACATTTACGCCATCTGAATTGTAATCAATTTCTTTTCCACACATATCGCAATTTACTTTTATCATGATATTTCCTCCTATTCTGCTTCTGATTGAAGCCATTCAAGTATTGTTGGTGCTTTTGCTCGGCAATCTTTGCAAGAAATTTTACCTTGCCCGCAGTCTTTATCTGCATATCCTATAAAATCTACAAAGCAAGTGTATTCCCTTTTCTGAATAAACTTCGCCAACTCTTCATCCGACATATTCCTGATTCTGTCTGCGTTAGTCATCTTTTTCTCCTTTCAGTTATGTTGCATCAAGTCAAGTTTCATCTGTCCAGCACACTCATCACCAATCGGTTTTAATGGCTTTCTAGGTCTGTAACCATCCGCATTTTCGTAGAAAGCATCTACATGATTAAAAACGTATAATTTGCAGTTGTTCGTAGTCTTTGCTGTGCTTTCCGACATGGTCTTATTCTTCTCTGTGCAATAAATACCGTTCCCGGTTACAAGGTTATTGCAGTACCTACAATATTGAGCCATGATTCTTCCCCCTCATGAAATACACATTTTCTGGAATCATTCTTTTCCTGCTCCTTTCTCAAACAAATTCCAAAACTTGTCCGAACATTCTTTGCAAAAATTCAACTTCAAGTAGTCGGCTTCTACTCTTAACCAGTTTTCGGTTTTCACATTGTCGGCGTCTATTACTTTTTCGCAAATATCACAAGCTATTTTCATTCTTACTCACTCTCCTTATAAGGCTTTGGCAACGGCATCCAAGCCACAATATCATCTGCATCTTCATACTGCTCAAAATAACATCCAATATCATTACAGAAGGTTGTTACTTCAACATTTCCATGTTTTGTTGTAATCAACACCTGTTGTTCGTCATCTGGCAATTTACAATCATACATAAACTCATATTCTTCATATAGTTTCTTTTCTTCATCAGTCAAAGGTCTTACTTTGACTGGAATCCATCTATTAGTTTCTGTCATTATTTATCGCTCCAATCTATTATTCTTTTTCATCCTTTTGCCGATATATTTATATCGAATATCATCTTCTCTTTTATCGATTAAAATTTCTGTATGATTTTTATCTTCCAAACAGACATATTAAATATATAAATTTAATAAGGAGGTGGAAACCATGGGAAAAAAACATAATAAATGTGGTAAAAAGGGAAAAAACCTTTCTTTCAAAAAAGTGTGTAAATTGCTTGAGTTTTTCATCACAATAGTAACGCTTTATGAAAAGTTATCTCATATTTTTACATAGTAGATCGCGACCATCCGGTCGCCATCTGCTTTACCACTCCGGTTCCACATCAGGTGCCTTTGGCATATAGCCATCCTCAATCTCAATTTTTCGCAATGCATATCGCATGCTTATTTCTTTATCATCCCATGCATACGCATAGCCATCTGGAGCAAATGCACTCTTACATTTTCGATTACAGCGGTCTATAATCGTTTGATAACTCATGTAATTCTTTCTTGCCGCTTCCCGCGCTGACGAGTACACTTCTACCACGTCACCATTACAATCTATTTTTGCAACTGGTTGTCGGCGGCTCTTTGCCCCCGTGCGTTTTCCCAGTTCACGTTTGCTTATGTATGAAATATTCTGTATATGGTTTTCATATTGACATCCGTTTTTGTGGTATGCCACATGTCCCGGCGGCGGAACTCCTAGAAATGTTTTCGCAATCAACTGCATCACAATTTCTTCTCTACTCTTTCCATCCCTGGTTAGTTTAACAATCATCCTTTGGCTTCCACTCATATGCTTGTGATATGGTCTTAGCAAGCGTGTTTTTCCTGATGGATACACCCGCCGGATATTTCCCTCTGTATCCGCTTGATACTTTCCATCATAACCTGGAATGTCCTTCCATGATTCTTTCATGTGCCGCTTTCCTCCTCATAAAACTCGTGACTTCCGTCAACCACCTTTTCTTCCTCCTCATCCTCAAACGACCAGCCATACAACCGAAGTACCTTATAGCCATCCATTAGAGCTTGACCGTTTTCTTTTTTATAGGTTCCGTCATATTTAATTAACTCAGTTCCATCCATCGCTGCATTGAGCAGCACTAACATCTGATGGAGTATGGTCAATTTAGCCACTTTTTCGGATACTTCCTTTCTTTCCTCCTCTGTACATTCATAAAGCGGTTTCCCGGCAAAGAAGTAGCTAAGCCGTGACGGATAAAGACACGACTGATTCAACACAAGCGCACTCCACAATGCATTCTTCACCTTTTCCTCATCCTTTATCTGGGCAATTCTCCCCTCAACAATATCAGTCACAAAGAGCCTGCGGCGTTCATCTAACTTTTTCAGAACATCTTTCATATATTTCTTATTTGCTTTTTGTTCCTTTTCCTTCTGTTCTGCCGGTGTCAGTTTTTTCTTGACTGCCTTTTTCTTCCTAACGACATCAATCTCAATCCAATTAATGTAATAATAAAGTTTTTCATTCTGCTTATTTTTTAACTGGATACTCTCTGGCACCTCGTCATTCATTCGGAAACTCTTTACCTTCTCCCATTTATTTCCGTATTGTTCCCTTGCATACTGTTTCGGAGCTTCAACCACGCCCAATTCTTTCAGCATTTTAACTATGGCATCTGTTTTCTTCTGTCTCTCTTTTTCTCGTATGTACGACTGAACTTTAGCAACTAAATTACGATTGTCCGTGGCTTCACGGAGAATCTTATTCCGTTCTTCCACATCCTTAATACGTTCCAGTTCATAGAGGTCTTTCAGGGACAGTTGAAAATCCTTATCCTGCTCTTTATTTTTCAGCTCGTCCTGGTCTAGTTTGGCAATGTTCAATCGATGTTTAATTGTCGTTTTGCTAAAGCCAGTTTTATCTGCAATAGTATCCTCCGTCTCGCCCAAATCAAGCATCATCTGGAATCCCTGCGCCTGCTCCCACACCGTCAGATCTTCACGCTGCATATTTTCTTCCAGCATGATAGAAACCTGCTCTTTTTTGGATATCTTGCTAACAATCTTGCAAGGAACCGTCTCTATACCTGCCAGTTTGGCTGCTGCCAATCGCCTATGTCCGATTATTACATGAAAATCACTGGATAAAGATTCTGTATCAGCGTCCGGCTGTTCCTCCAGTTCTTCTGTCAAGGCCGACAGAGGAATTACGGTCAAATTCTGCATAACGCCCTGCTTCTTGATTGATTCTGCAAGTTCCGTTACATCCCCGACATCTTTTCTCGGATTATCCGGATGCGGGTAAATGTTAGCTACGTTTATCATTACAATTTCTTTCCTGTTCTGCATTGTCTCATCCTTTCCACTAATTACTTTTTCCCAACATTCCTTGTGCAATTTCTGCATACGTGAAGGATTCACGTACACTTCCAACTTTGCATAGTGCATGATTTCTATATAGTTTTAAAATTCTGACCGGCACTCTTTTTTCCCGTCCATCTTCTCTTTCTCCCAAAGGTGCCGGCTTATACACATACACCACATCACCTTCCGTTAAATTCATACGTTGTGGTTGCAAATCGCGTTGAAAAAGCACTCCTTCTTTTTGTTTGCGTTCCTTGTGATTCGTCTTCACTTAATCATCTCCTATCCATCGAATCAAATCTTTTAATAACTCAATAACTGCCCTTTTTATATCTTCTTTCATTCATGCTCTCCTTTATCCTCCCGGCTTATAACCGGGAGGTTTTAACATGGCTTGCTTGTCCGTGATATTTAACAAACCAGAGGTGTCATATATAGTTTTTTCCGAAAATCCTCATGAAATCATCATGGGACCCACATTCAGATTCAAATATCTTTTGCCCTGCTGCCTTGATTGCCATATCAATCGTTTTATTTTTATGAACGGCATCCTTTCCGTTTCTGTGGCAACGCTCTCCACAAATATGAATTTTAAGTCCATACTTTTCCGAGAACTTTCGATTTGCTCCACCAAACACATGATGTGTTTCCAATCCGCATGGGTCAGCCGTATGATTACGTCCGCATATGTAACAAAAATCCCAATCAGACCCTCTCTGCATAATTGATTTTGCCATCATTTATCCTCCTATCTGTCTTTCATTATCGAATACTTTCCTTCACGTATTCTTTGGTTTAAATACTCCGTATACTCATGCTGTGGACATCGTTTTACTTCTACCTTTTCCATTAACTTCACACGTTCAAAAAAAGTTGACCAAAGTGCTGCATAAGCATTTCCCGCAGCACCACCTTTTTCTATCATGTGTTCTGCATACGCATTATCCAAATGGATAAGTACATCCGCTGGCTTTTTCATACATTGAATCGCATCTACTACAGCTCGTGCATTCAATTTCTGATATGAAATATCATTCCAGCCTGCCACATGCGCTTTGGCATACTTCTTGCCATTTATTTGGGTAACAAGCACAATCCCATAAACACCGCGTCCTTTTGTTACCCTTCCCATAAATTGAGATGTAATATAAATATCTACCTTCATGCTGGCGACCCTCTCCTTCCATCATTCCTCACGAGTATATAGCGTAGGAAGTTCCATCCCGTGTATTCTGATATTCCTGCATACACGGTTCTTTTATCTAACCAGTAGCCTTTTTTCTCGCCGGGTACTTCCCTGAAATACCCTCTATTTCTTATGATTTTCTTTTTTGTTTCCGGGCGAAAAAGATTTTTACTTCTTGTCCATGCACGTCCTTTACCTCCCAACTCACGAAATCGAGTTATATATTTGGCAAAGTATTCTGCCAATCCTGAATATTGGCCAGTATCATCCAATGGATGGATTGAAATACGACCATACTGCCATGCCTGACGAAGCCACTCCACCGGCATCTTATTAACTACCATGTGATGGTGGAGTGCCCCTCGGACCCCAACCTCAGTTACGAGGATGTATTTGCAAATCGCATCTTCCTTTTTCGCTTTTCTACGCAACCGGTCAAGAAACATCGTTCTATCTTTCTTTGCCTTATCAACCGTATCAGCACGCTTGTCCTTCTCATATGTAAGCACAAGGTGATAATCACCCGGTTTGAAGTTTGCGTTCATCAAAATAGTTAATTCTGTTATTACTTTTCGCAAATTTATTTTCTTTTGAGATTCTTTTGTAGTTTTATATTTCTCTGACCGGGTGGCTCCCGGTGGATGTATATGAGTGGAGTAACTCCTCTCGTACAAAACAGTTCGTCCTGCTCTTGTCACTTTTTCTATGTATGGCATAAACAATCTTCCTTTACGCTAGAAATAATACCCTTATCGAGTTATAAAAAACGGCTACATTGTCCGTTTTTCTTGCTTTTCAAAGCCATACATGATATACTAAATAGTGTGTTTTAGTTGTATCTGTACAACTTTGAGCGGTCATTTATTTGACCGTTCTTTTTTTACTTGCCGGTTTGCCGGTTCACATGATATTAGGTCCCGTCCACATTCAGAGCACTGTTTTTGATAGGTGCAGCTCCAATAACACTTACCACAAGAACAGGAACAAATATAAAGCGGATCCGTCCGCTTCGTCACACCGTCGGTGTAATATTCTTTCCACATCCTGCTACCTCCAGCATTTTTTCCAAATGCTCCGTTACTTCCTTTACCTTGTTATCCAGTCTCGGAAAAAAGAATCTGTTTTGATATACAAGGGTCTTGTTTTGCATTACCGACAATGCCATTACCTGTGTCTCTCCATTAACACATAAGTAAACATCCACTCCCGGCATTTCATTCAGTTCCATCACTTTTTGTAAAAGATTTTCAAACATAATCAAATTCCTCACTTCCATAATTTCTTCCAATTAGCAACCGTAAACAATGCTACCCATACAGCAGAAATCAAAAACAATACGGTTTCCTGTATATGTAAATCTCTTACCGCACACGCAGTCATAATACATATAACCAGGGCGATAATTGTAATGAAGCATATAACGCTCTTTTGTTTTTTCACCTTTCTCACCTCCATCTTTGTAATGCGCATTAGTGGAATGTCAGGGACTTGAACCCTGAACCGCCCGGTTATGAGCCGGGTGCTCTGACCATTGAGCTAACATTCCTTAGTAGCGGTGCTGGGTACGTGACAGCTTGTCCGCTACTCCGGCAGATTTCACATTTACGGACCACCTAATCACCGGAAAGGTCACTTGTCTTGAGTTCGCCCGCCGAATGGGCGAAATGGCACTGCCGGACTCGAACCGGATTAGCTTCCTACTAAATCAGCGCCCACCTTTTCCTCCCGTTTATATCCCAGTTTCCCGGCGAAACGGTCCAATATGGTACCGGATACTTCCAGCCACTCCTCTTTGGTAAGGCTCGATGTAGGCACATAAGCACCACGGATTTTCACATAATTATTTATTTTCATTGACCTCATCACCTCAATTTAATGTATGCTTCTTATTTATTTTGTGTTATCATTGTTCTGCCGAGGTAATACTTTAGGGCCCAGCGAAAGAAGGTGATAATATGTACAAAAAGTTCTTAAAAAAACTTCTTAAGTACATGTCACCAACCTGCGTTCCGATAATTTCATTGACAGGTCTGCAACTGTAGCAGATGGTACTCAGCCATATTCAATGTTCCCGTCATGAAATATCCTTTTCGTCGAGGAGATGCTAAACCGTCTAGTCGGTACTGCTACACGCAGAAGTGATTACTTGGCATCTATGTGACGGTTGGAACGACGTGTGGGAAGAAGTCTGTTGTAGGACGAACTGCAGCAGGCTTCTTTATTTTGGACCCTAGAGTATTACCTCGTACTGATTGATTTTCCTTTTCATAGGAATCTCTTTCACGCAGTGTCTTTTATGACACTTTTGTTTCAAAAAAAATTCCCATTGGCGAATCCAATCCAACATACTCAACAATTTTCTGAATTTCGCTTTGAGTAAACTCTGATGTTCCATTGCACTTTCTATAGTATGCAGACCTACTTATGCCAATTGCATTGCACAATTCCTCCACCGATATACCTCTTGATTTCATTTCATACTCTAATTTATATTTATTCATCAT